CCAGATACAGAAGTTCCCGGGTTGCCAGTACCATAGCCAGTACCACCTGCGGAGTTAACAAGACCTGTTCTACCACCACCACCGCCGCCACCGACATAAGCAAGAGGCGAGCCGGTGCAAGGGCAGGTAAACACAACACCTGCGCCACCTCCTCCACCGCCACCCCCACCGCCAATTGTTCCGCTAGTGTTATTAATGGTTACGGCAGAAGATACCGATAGGGCTAAACCTCCGGGCAAACCAGCCCCGCCCACAGCAGTAGTTCCATTACCTCCAGCGCCACCCATGCCAACGATAAAGCCGTTGTTAGTGATTTTGACGCCCTTTTTGTACACACCGCTTATAACCATGCCCGGGGTGCCTGTACTGTTTGAATAAATATAAACTCCGGGGGCTATGGTTACATCTGCTCTGGCTAGGGGATCCCAACCGTTTGCATTAAGGTACGTCAATAAATTAAAGTTGACTTGGCTAGTAGTAATCGTAAAAAACTGCGTGTAAGTCTTACCGTAAAAGTTTTGGGGGATGACGATGGCGCCAGAGGGCACCTGCGCTAAAGCGCGTACTTTAGGGTCGTTTAACGTAATTAAATTAGTGGTCGTCTCGTAAATCTCATACTGAATTGACTGCCCAATAACAGGACCGCCAAGGCTTATAGGACCGGAAGCATTTAGCGTCATGGTGTACCAAAGCCTGTTACGTTGTTCAGTGCGGTAAAGTTGCCAGACGTATCTAGCGAAGCAATAGGGTTGCCCGCCACTGAGAAAGTCAATTTACCGGCAGTTTCTTGAATAGTAAAAGCACCAATAGTTATAGACGGCACGGTTAAATTACCGGTCATCGTGTCGCCAGCCTTATTAACTTTTAGGGCTAAACCGGCAGTAAGATCATATTTACTGGCCCCAGTTGCCCCAGAAAAAAACCAAGACTGAGCCTGGTCTTTGTCTTCGGTCGTGTTCGGCGTGTAAGTACTGTTAAGCTGTAAAACAATTTGCTCAAGAGATCGTACAAGTTGGTTAAACTGTCGCGGATCAAATGTTAATGTGTTTGCGTTAGGCAAACGAACGTTAGTAATCTTGCTCATCTTAATCCATCGGGCTGTATATCTACCCGCAACGTGCCGTATCGCCAGTTTGTGTTCAGGGCTGTACTTTCAATTCCTAAGCTAACCTGCCGCCCTCGCGCTCTTGTGTCCACTTTTTGAGTGGTTGGAGTGATTACATAAGGATCTAATGAACTGGGGCTGGCGCTAGCTTGAGGATATGGACGCAGCAACAAACGGACAGTCAAATTACCCACTTGATTTTTAAAGTCGGGTACAAACCGTTTCATAAACAACATTTGATCGCCATCGCCAATGTCAAAATACCCAGAGCGAATATACGCATTTATCGCCGAATTATCCCCGTTGTAACCAGTTTCTTGTCGATAAACAACACTTCTGCCAGCGGTTAATCCCTGTACTTGTGGAGAAGGAATGGGGTAGTTAGCGTTTTCAAAATACTGAGTTGCCAGTGGTCGATCAAATGTGCCGATGTCTGACCATGCAGTTCTCGGCATTGTTCCAATGTGCCAACAATTTTCTACGTAGTTATAGCTTACAAATCGGTCTATGTAGTCAGAGGTAAAGGAACAATACCACCAGGTTACCTCGTTAAACTGGCTGTTAACGCCTGCATATACTTTTTCCCCTTGGATAATATTGAGATCTTTAAATACGTAATCTTGCACTGTGCAAGGCAACTTCTTGACTGTTCCATCAAATACGTAGAAAGACTCTGTGCCCATCCAAAAGGCTAAACCGTTAACGTCTACTGCTCCGTGGGGTGATATGCTTCCACAATTTGCCCCAAGTTGTTGAAATCCAAAAGTGTATGGAGGGCCAATGTACTGCATGCCATGCAAAGAGGTGTCGGTGAAAATTAAAATTTGGCCACGAGAACGGATTCCCGATAAGATTTTGCTTCCATCAGTTAAACGTTGCCCACCCGCAGTATTTGTGGCAGATTCACTAAATTGGCTTATGTCTTCTTGGCTAGAAAACCGTACAAACATGGGGTCAATGCTAAGCCTGTCATTAATAATAGTTTCTGTTCCAAGGCATACGAGGTGACGATCTGGAGTGGATATCAAAGAAAAACGGCTTCTAGTTGGAGCTCCATTCACAATTTGAGCTCTTGTTGCAGTTCCAATTGTTGGCGACCATTGATACACAGGACCATCAACCACTCCAGCAATTAAATTTTCTCCGTAGTTATCAAACTGCCAAGTTTGTGACCCGCGATTAACAATTCCAGGAGGACGGGGGGTGCCCCAGGTAGATAAGCCCCAAGTGCCCGTTCCCCAGCCAAAATCAAAAAAGCTTACATCATTTCCAACAGTAATTTCAAAATTAGCGCTTGCTGATCCCGCCGCAGTGTCTGTAAACAATGCTTGGGTAGGAAGAAGAATGGTAAATCTACTCGAATCTATGACAGTTTGAATTTCAAACTGTTGATCAAACGTAGAGTTAGGGAGTAAGCCAGGGTTGCCAGTAGTGTTACTAATAGTGACAAAATCGCCTGGGATAGCGCCGTGATTACTTAAATTAACGGTTACGGTTGCGCTACCTATTACCGTAGTAAACGTTAGACCAGTCCTACTTGATCTGATTGGGGTAATATCAAAATATTGACCGCCGGTGTAAATATATAACTTTCTGTTTGTTCCTATGGCAGCGTAAGGAGTGCCGTCTAAGGCATTCCAAGTAAATAAATCACTTGCTTGGCCTATTAAAGACAAGGGATCGTTTGCTGGACCTGGGACAGGCAATATAACCGCCTGAGAAACAAGTCGTTCCCAGCCGCCCATTTTTTCCGGAAGGCCAAACCGAAAGCGGACATGATCGGAATCAATCCATCCGCCTTCCGAGCCATACTCGGTATTTTGTTTATCTATCCCAGGTTTAAAGGCTAATCGAAAGTAACCCATTATATAATTGGACCCCCAGAGTCTTTTTTAACTTTCATGCTTGCAGCCCCGGCAAATAAACAGTTTTACCGTTTTGCTTGACGGCGGTCAAGGCTTGTTTTTTGAGGTTTTGCGGGTCGTAGCTGACGTGGACCCAGCCGCTGTCCGGGACACCTTGCGTGTAGAACTCGAGGATGACTTGCGTGAAGTTGAGGTTTTCTGTGATCCACTTTGCAAGGTCCGCGTTCGGGATGCCTGGGATTTCGATGTCCGCTGCTTGGCCTTTGCAGTGATCGCTCGTTTTCGAGCCTCCGACCTTGGCATTGACGTCCGGATGGCGGAAGCCCGAGTTGACTTTGACCCCAGTCTTAAAATGCTCCCTAATAGGCTGAAGAACTTTTTCACATAGTCTTTTAAGATTTTCAATTTCTGCCTCCCCAGGCGTGTTATCCATGTCATGACGCAGTGCAGTATCAGACTTCACCATTTCAGACAAAGTAAAGTTAGCGGTTAAATTCATTTCTTTTTGTCCATGATTTCGTCAAGTTGTAAGGATTTTTCCTTACTGCCCTGGCTAGATCCAAAGTAGTAGCCTAAAACCATAGTCATAGCAGAGGTCAGGGCGCCAAGAACGTAGATCAGGATGTCCTTTGAATTGGCATTGACCTCGGCAAAAATGATTACCAGAAACAAAATAAAGGTTAGGCTGACCGTTCCAAGCGCTAAAACGGGCGTAATGATCTTATTAATGGTTGGAGCAAACTGGCTAGTGGCAATCTCGATCTCGCGCCTGCGAGCCGAATCCATTTCCTTAGTCATCGCCTCAAGCTCGGCTAACTGGCCTTTTTGCGCCATCTCCATAAGCTTGGCCTGAGCCTCTGCTTTTGCAGCCGGATCCGGGAGAACCTTGTCTAAAACCTTTTCCCCGATACTTAATAGTGCTGCTATTGGTAACATCACCACGCTCCCATTGCTTTAAAAACGCCGTAAATAATTCCTGAAAGAGTAAAAATAATTATCCAAGTCAACCGTTCCTCGGATCGAAGACGTTGGAATTCATGGTCCAATATCTGTCTTTCCTTACGCATTTGGGTAACTAAAGCTTTTACCTCTCCTGGTACATGCCCTCTTCGGCTGCACGTATTTTACGGACCTCACGATACTCGTTGGCCGCATCAACAAATACTAAATCGCCCCGCCTTTGTAACTGTAACTGCTTCTTTTTCCACGCAACCCTAGCCTTGGCTTCCTCGTCCAAGAAGTTGCTGACTTCCCTGCCCGTGTCCTTGATCTCTCGACCAACCTTGATGGCTTCTTTTATGCCACCTAACGCCGAACGGGCGACTTCTGCCGGATTTCCCGGATCTGGCAATTGGCTCAAAATTCATTCCCCTGTCCCTGATTTTACCCAATTAATTGTGTGCTAACGTCTTCAATACCGGGAGCGTACACGAACAAAACAAGTCCGGGTCCCCCGGAGCCGCCGTATGGATTTGTTGCGCTATTGTAATAGCCTACCCCACCACCGCCAGCGCCAATTCCGCCGTCACCACCCTGAACACGGTTTGCCCCTGATTGATATCCAGAACCTGCGCCCCCACCACCAACGCCAATAGTTCCGGAAGCAGCA